GTGGGGAACCAGCCAATAGTTCATCAAAATGGTAGAGATTACACCGCCATTGTCTGCTATCCACTTAATCTCCCAATCTTCCAGGTTGTACATATCATTTTTAATTTCATAAGCACCTGTATGGGAAGCAATGACCTGACACTCGGCATCGTTCGCTTCAGCTAAAGCATATACTTGTGATCGTGCCATTGGGGTCGAGTGAGCCAAATCTACGATAATACCGAGATCAAAACATCTTTCAACAACATCCATGCCGATGCGAGTGAGGCCCTGAGTGGTGTCCCATCTGCCAAGCATCGGATGCCACTTAGCAAACTTAGAAGTATATTCGGGGTAAGGAAATACAGGGTTACTTACAATGTTAGGGTAGAAGTGGGCAAGAGTCAGGTATGCCACACCTCTCTGCTTGAAGTCTAATAGATTTGCCATCACCTCTTTTTTGGCATCTTCGTAGGGAGCATGCTTAAAATCATCTTCTTCTTTGCCGCAAACCTCACCCTGCAGTGAATGGCCACCTTCTACAGCATGAACGATAGCCAAGGCTTTTTCCCTGATTGCCTGTTTTACGTCGCTGTAACATCTACAGATAGCAACGCGTCGATACCAATCCTGATCCCTGTTTTCAATGTTATGCTTAGCGGCCTGCTCCTCTACATCTTGGATTGCAGTAATGGTTGCTTCGTAATACGAATCTGCGCCAAAAATTCGCTTCCATGCACGAGGAGCTAGCCACCTAAGCCAGCGGATGGGTGGAATGTCATCCTGCCATTCCACTTCAGGGATGTAAGCTACAGAGAGGGAAACATCCAATCCCCCCTGTATCATCTTCGGGAAGTCAGCTCTGCTTGTTAGAGGGGAGAATCCACGACTAAAGATCCTCCTGCTATGATGTTTGCAGAGGTCTCTATGGAACAGAGCCGACTTCAACGAAAGATGTGTATGCCAGTCTACCGTTGTGTAAGATTTGATTTTATCAAGATCTCTTCTCATATTAAAGGGCCTGCGCCACTCTCATACCTATTCAACGAATCTTGTAACCTATGGAGCCACTGAGCCCATACATAACTCTTCCACATTAAGATGCCCATGTAAACAGTAACTGAGGTAAAACACGCAGAACCTGTTAATAGGAATATCTTAGCTAATTTACTATCCTTCATCTATACAATCCTTCCTAAAGTTTCATTGGCTCGAAAATAGCGTGTGTTCCTCCTAGAACAACACCGCATCCAACCAAAGGTTTTTGGTTGAACTTCTTACCATATTTCATAGACGCGCTATCGGCATCAACACCACATCCGACATTCATGCCAAATATGATTCGATGCTCATTTGCATAATATGAAACTCCCGCTTGACTGTGTAGATGGCCTTGCACCCACGACTTGAAATGTTCTTTGGCGTTCTTCAGGGCAGCACCTATTCCGGCCTTTCCCCTATCGCCATGTGCGTAGATGACGTTATCAATAACGTGCAATGAGAATCTTGGCTTCCAGTCCCATTTAGGAGTTTCCCATATATCAGCATACTTTCTTATGAGCTGTTCTGGTATCCCTATTGTGGTCGCCTTCCTTCTGGGAAGGGAGTCGTGATTGCCTGTCATTACTACAGCTTTAGGAAATAGCTTGTATAGTTCAGAGACCTGCTTCTTAGCCTTTTCATATTCATCATAGGCACTTGGATCGCTAGGATCCTTTTCGTGGTAGGAGATTGCAGACCAATCAACTACATCGCCTATGTGAACTACTTCCTTGCAGTCCCAAGACTTCTGTATCTCTCTAAGGAAGTCTGTGTATCCATCCAGCATTGCTGGCGCATGCGTGTCACCTATCACAAGCACATTAGCCATTCTCTTCTCCTTTTCTCCATCCCAATTCGTATAAAGCCTTTGCTAGGTCAATCGCACTATCGAACACCCATTCTTCATCGAACATCTTGAAAGCCAAAGCGTGAAGCATTTCATGTATAGAAACCTCCAGTTCCTCCACGCCCTTAAGTCGTTTATCTATAAGTATCTCTGGAGTCTTTTTTCCAGGATGATCGCAAGATCCTCTGCTCTTTCGCAGGAGTGTATAACGTACAGTGTAATTAGTGCCGTTTATAGAAACATTGGTTTTTTTCATAAATCCATTATACGGCTTATTGAAATCTTGACGCCACCGCTGTATCCTGACAAGCTATCCTTTTCTATGCGCATCGGGAGAATGGAGTCTCCCAGACGCGTTTCGTAACTTCGCCAGCGCAATACACGACTAAAGAACTGCTGGGAGTGAGCCTTGTTTCGCAAACGGGAGTGTTCCCCAGTCTCGCCTCTAATACAATAAAGGTGGGAGCCCGAGTTACCGTAGAGTGCGGAAATTATTTCCGAACTCTTTCGTTTTAAGGAATTAACTGAGTCGGGGTGCGCAGATATGAAAAGGTACTACATACTTGTTGAGGCTTACAACCTAGGCCCTGTAAAGGGTGATGTCATGGTTTGGGAGGGCGAATACTGGAACAGTAACGACAAACCCGAGCCTGATCTTTTAGTTCGCTATTTATACGACTACGATGGTTTTTTCTTCATAGTGCCCAAAGAGCATCTGGTAGAATTTGTACCAGCGAAGGAACTGGAGGATCCAGACAAGAAGCACAAGTCCCCAACAGGAAACCAGAAGATCTGGAATATGTACAAAAGAAATAGAATATGAGTGCAAATTGCAGATCCTGCCTATACTGGAGAGAGCCGATGGAAGACAGTAATTGGTCGGAATGTATGCTGACTTCGCCAGAGGCGCATGAAACACTGACTACCCAGGTTATATATATTGCCGGAATAGATGGCGATGGAGATCCCGCATGGTTTCCGCTGGACGATAAAGATACAATAACGGCAATATTACATACCAGAGGTGATTATGGATGCGTGCAGTATGAGCAACGGGAAGACATCTAAATGCCCTAGATGCGACAGCAAAAGACTAAGAAGGTATGGATGCTCATTCGGCAATAGCCCTATCAGAAAATATATACAATGCCTAGAGTGTGGATGGACTAAAGAGTTGACGCGCAAAGAACCACCTGAACACTATGACCATGAAATACAACCATGGGACGTTATTGACGAATGGAAGCTAGACTTCTGGGCTGGAAATGCCTTGAAGTATATATGCAGAGCTGGAAAGAAAGAAGGCAATACAGCAGTGCAGGATTATAAGAAAGCAATTACATACCTAGAGGAATGTATTCGGAGAGATTCCATTGATTGATTTTCTGATCAAAACCCCAGCCGTATTCTTTTTGTTCTCTGCTGCGATGATATTTTTTATTCTGCAAGTAAGGTCTTACAATGAGCTCCAGAAAAAGTTCAAAAAATAAAAACATCGACCGGAGGTCTAAACAAAAGATCGCATCAAACCTGCTCCAGTCTTCGGAGGTAATGGTCTCAACATTGCGTTCGGTTCTGGATGCGTATACTCAAACCGACGAAAGAGAGACACTTTATCTAAGATCGGCATACATGCTTGCAGACAGTATGCACAAAACACTTGCGGAGCTAAACGACATCTATGGCAGATCCAAGACTATTTCTGAGTAACATGAGATATGCGAAGAACGCATTAGAAGCTGCTGCAAATGTTCTCGCACAAGAAGAAGGCAGATCTGAAAACGCTGAATTAAATGCCGTGTGCGTAAGCATCGGGCAAAAAGCAAGAGTCCTCTCCAACATGCTACAAGCTGAAGAGGACTCTATTCTATCTGAAGATTAGATGACTACCATAATATCTTCCAAGGATCTCCTGACGCAGCGAGCCGGGCAAGTTGCTCTGCGGTAGGAGCCCTCCAGCCCATGCTTTGCATGCCACTGCCTTGACCACCGCCTAGACCCCAACCAGGGCCAGCACCGTCACCCCTGCCACCGTGCGGATCTTTCCCTGCTGGGAATGGTTTGTTGCGTCCTTTATTTGCAGGAGACAGTCCGCTTTGACCAAAGCCTCGTCTTTGGCCATCCCTTTTGTCCTGAGGTGGCCATTTCTTTTTCTTTGCCTGAGCTAAGAACCATGGCTTCGTGCCAGGAACTGTAGCTGGATCTACGAACGGCCCTTGGTCATCTGCCCTGCCTCCTGGCCTAGCTGAACGCTTTCCATGCATGGGCTGGGCAACCCAATGCCCAAAGTCTCTTTGCAGTCGGTTATCGTCAGGCATTCTAAATCCAGCGGCTTGGTATTTACCGAAGCTATTTGCTGAATGCTTACGACGCCATTGCTCGAAGCTAGGCACCCCTGAAGCATCATCCATCGGATTGGCTGTTCGCCCAGCGCCTACATTTCTGCCATGGCTAAATGGCAAGGCACCTTGAGAGCGACCTCTGCCCTGCCTTGCCTTCCATTGCTCAAAGCTAGGCTGGCCAGATGTAAGAGCAGAAGTAGCTTGAGGTACCGAAACACCGCCTAGGACAGGAAACCATGATTTCTGTCTTCCCGCCGAATGGCCGGATGTATTCTGACCTGCTGGAGGATCTGGGTGTATCCATCTTCTACGGCGCCAATCAGATGGTTCTGGAATTGGAAACATATCTATTACTCCACTTTGGCCTCGCGCGGCCGCAAAAAAATTTTTGGTGTCTACTTACTAACGATAGAATCGTTCCCATCGCCTTTGATAATCCATCAAGGCTTTCTCTAACGGAGACAGGTTACGCAGCATATTCCGTGCTGCCATCGCACCCTGATCTATCT